CGCTGTCAAGTCACGCAATAGGATTCCCAAGATGGTATATAGCCACCCCGCCCATACTCTAGATCCTGCCTAGAGACCAGCGCACGCTTGACGCCACGATTCACTCGATGAACGGTTGGTAACCACCCCTAGGCCATTCATCTTCTGCGGTCCCTCATGGACAGGCCGCGTGGCTCGCTGCGAGATGGGCGCAGGCCAATGTTCTCTCCCCGGCCACCCATGTAGGTGCACTGCTAACGCGAAGGGTACGGTCAGGCATGGGGACGCAAAAAAGCCGTTAAGTCTGACCCCGGTGGAATCACCCAAAACTTGTGGTCTTGGGGCACCCCATACGGGGTCGGGATCAGGCTTAACGGCTCTCTTTGCGAAGATTCCACTCCTCACCCGAAAATGTTAGTCCATCTAAGTGCAATTCGTCAACACTTTTGTGTCTTCATTGTGCGCTAGACAACAATACCACGCTCTGATATCAAGCGGTCTGCACAACATATGGGCACGCTATGAAGATCACCGATGATGAGTTTCTTGAACTCTGGCACCGGCTTCGCAGCCCCCAGAAGATCGCAGACGAATCCGGACTCACCGTGCGCACCGTCCACCTCAGACGGCGCAGCCTTGAGATCAAGCTCGGCATCTCGCTCCCATCTGAGAACCCAAACCCGTCCTGCGCAAACCACCAGCCCAACTTCCACCTCGTCAAGTACCGTCACCAAGGCGGCATCACTGACGGCGTCATCCTCGTCTTCTCCGACGCGCACTTCTGGCCCGGCATCCGTACAACTGCTTTCAAGGGTTTGCTATGGGCGATAAAAGAACTCAAACCGCATATGGTCGTCGCCAACGGAGACATATTTGACGGCGCCTCGATCAGCAAACACCCGAGGTCGGGGTGGAGCAACCGGCCAACCGTTAAGCAGGAACTAGACGCTTGCAAAGAATCCATGACCGAGATCGAAGAAGCCTGCCACAAGGCTCGCCATCACACGCAATTGATCTGGCCACTAGGTAACCATGACGCAAGGTTTGAGACGCGCCTGAGCGCATACGTCCCCGAATTCGAGGGGGTTGATGGGCTCACCCTCAAGGAGCACTTCCCTAAGTGGCACCCCTGCTGGACCTGCTGGCCAACGCCCGATATTGTGATCAAGCACCGCTATAAAAGTGGCGTTCACGCCACCCACAACAACACCGTCAACGCAGGCAAGTCCATCGTCACTGGGCACCTGCACAGCCTCAAAGTCACCCCGTTTGATGACTATAACGGAACCAGATTTGGCATAGACACCGGAACATTGGCGGACACTGACGGCCCACAGTTCAGTGATTACATGGAAGACAACCCGGCCAATTGGCGCTCTGGGTTCGCGGTGCTTACCATCCGCAATAGCCAACTGATGTGGCCAGAGATTGCCCGGAAGCACTCCGAAGGGATGCTGGACTTCCGGGGTAACCTAATTGACGTTAATTAGGCGTCAGTCTGCTCGTCGTACTCTTCGCCTTCATCTTCCTCGTCCTCAGCATCCTCATCAACTTCGGACTCGTCAACGCCAAAACGATCAGCCCAAAGCGCGAGAAACGTGTCCTCGTCCTCGTCTCCATTCAGGAGGTAGTCAACCCGCTTGACCATGTCGCCTGCGCAACGCAGCAACGCCACCGTCAACTTAAAGTTTTCAATCGTCTGCTCTGAGTAGTCCGAGACATTGTGCTCGGCCTCAAACTCAATCCGCTCTGCCACCGTGGCCAGTGACTTGTCGTCACCGTCAAAGAATCCACCCACCATGATCACCTCCTTCGAGTAGGGCACGTCGCCCACCAAGAGTTTACTTGCGTACCTCATCATCCTGATGACAGGTTTATTGCGCATACGGATTGACCACCCGGCGCGATCGCCCGGTATCGGCGTAATCATCCTCGTCCCAGTCATCCTCGGGCGGCGGATCGATCTCAAGCCATCCGCTATCCCGAAGGAACCTCAGGGCCTGCGTGCAGGCATCTACGAAGTCGTCATGGGTGGACTCAGGGAACGAGCAGATCTGGCTGACGAACCCCTCGGCCCAGTCCCGCACATATCCCTTGCGTTGGCTGCTCTCAGGGATCCACACCCGGCCCCGAGCGATGATGTTGGACACAATGTTCAGCCGCTGCATCTTATCGGCACGGCCGGGGTTGTACGCCCGGATCGGCAGGTGCGCCCTCTGCAGGTCTTGGATCAGCGAGATCCCCGCGGACTTGTCTTCGATCAGCAGCAGGTCAACCCGCTTCTTCTCTTTGCCTTCACCGTAGACCGCGCCGTACTCCTCAATCACCTTCGGGCGCAGGTCGGGGTATTGGAGACGCTCCTGCCAGCAGTCGATCACCATCACGGCCATCGGGCCATCGAGCGGCTTGAACACCCCGAACGTAATGCACGCAGTCGGGTCGTTCTGGACCTTTTCTGAGGTCGCCACGTCATAGCTCTGGATGATGTACTCGAACTTGGGGAAGGGCTTGCCGTCAGGCCAGAGCTTGAACATATCCCGCTTTACTATCCCGGACTCCTCGGGGTCAATGATCTCGGCGTAGATCTCCTGCCTGCCCAACGTCGTACCTTCGTACTGCAGGATCTGACGTTGGAAGTTCGCCGACAGGTTCGCGAGGTTGGTGTACGTCGATGCCGTAGTCACCGCAACGTCATCACCGTCCCGGCCGATCAGGTCAATGATCAGGTCCTTCGGTCGCGGCGTGGTGGTGCAGATCATAATCGTGCGCTGACCTAGCCGCAAACCGAACTGGATCTGATCCCACGCCTCCTGCAGGTATTCCCAAGCCGCAAGTTCATCTGCCCAAGCAAAATGGAACTGTGGACCGCGGAAGCGCTCGGGCTCCGACGCCGGGATCCCTTTGATCAGGCTTCCGTTGGTCAGTCGGATCTCATGCAACGCCTTGTTGTAGTCCGACACCAAAGCCGAAGGAATGACCGACATCAAACCCGAGTCGCCCTCAAAGCAGGTCGAGCGCACGTCACTGCTCGTGGGAGCCGCTACAAGTGATCGGGTGCCGGGGTTAGTCCACGCCAGCCAAGATATCTGCTCCGCGGCTGTACGGGTCTTCCCCGCTCCCCTGCCGGCAAGCAACAACCAAACCGAGTACCAGTCTCCAGCCGGGGCTATCTGATGCTTGTGCGCCTGCTGCAGCCACCTCATCCGCCATGCCCAAGCCACCTGCTGCTCTGGCTTGAGCGTTAGGAATTTACGCTTGGTTTCCGGATCCTTGAGGATCTCGACCACGTCCGGGGGCAATTTCCCCCCACTTTTGGGTGCATTTCCCACTTTCATCGGTACTGGCCGGCGAGCGATCGAGACAATTTCCCACTTTGACCCCTAAAACAGGGGTGAAAATGGGAAGTCACTCTTCGATCTGCCGCGTCATCTCGGCATTCTTGAGGATGCTATCGAACATCTCAGTCGCCTGAATGTTGATCTGCAGTGGGTTGTCCTTGTCCCCGGCCACCTGCACCCTGTTACCGTAACGGTTAGGGCTCCAGCACGCCAGCAGCTTCATCCGCTGCTCCGTGCGCAGTTTTAACCACTGCACATACCCGGCATCTATGCGGGTTCCGCCTTTGGCGTCCTCAATATAACGGGGCTCCGCGTCAATCATCGCCAACGTATCCTGCGCGATCGCCTCCACTCCATTTTCCCGCGCGAGGGCGACCCGTTCAGAAAAGCCTTCGCGGCTCTCCATCCAACCATACACCGTAGTCCACTCCGGATATCCCTCAGTCCTGCAGATAGCCCTCAGTGGCTCACCGCGGGAGAGACGAGCGCAGATGTCGTCCTCTATCTCTTGGGTCCACTTGGTAGGCCGGCCGATCTTCTTTGGCGCTAACGCCTCGATCTGCTGCTGTTGGCGGTTTTCTGCTATTGCGGTCTCGATCTCTTGAATACCGATAGCGTTGATGTATGCCTTTGTTGCGGCCTCTTTAGCCTTCTGCGCGGCCTCTGGCGCTAACGCAGGGGCTAGCACCTTCTTAGGCTTCTTCGCGGCTCCTGCGGCCTTTTGCGGCCTGTCCGCCCACTTAGTTGTCTTCGCGTCCGACATATTCCAGTCTCATTGCGTTGGAGTGTTGATTTTACAGTACATTCTCGATTGATGCTATAACCATGTGGGAACCTTAAAGGAACCATGTTGGATCCATGATGGATCCTTGTTGGTTCGCAACAAAAAAGGCCCCGGAGGGCCTCTCTCACTTCGCTAGTCGCTCCTTAGCGGTCTTGTATCCCCAGTTAGCCGCGGCCTGCTGGGAGGTGAATGACCGGCTGCGCTGGGGTACTCCGAACTCAACCCACTCTCCGTTGACCTTGCGGGTGTTCTGAACGTAGCAACGGAAGTCGGTGCCGTTGTCGCGGAACACTACCGCGTACCCGATCTCGCGGCCCTTGGCGTCAAACTTGCCGCTGCCCATGAACGTCTGAAAGATCTCTCCGTATTCCATTCTCTTCTCCTTCGCTGGTTACGATCAAAGTGACCGTAGACAAATATTGGCATAAAAAAACCCCTTGTGCGGGGTTTTGGCAAAAATATTTTTAGTCTCTCGATCAGCGTCTCTTTTTTGCACCTCACTGCGCCGATCGCGGTGCTTGCCGGCCCCTCGTGGAGGCCTTGCAATCAAGTCCCGGACTACCGGGTTACGCTTTGCCATCACGCTCCTCCTCAATGGTTGGATCCTCGATATACCGCAGCCAGTTGTGAATGTCTGCAGTGCTCATCCAATCCCCGCGGCTGCCGTCCGCCTGCGGACCAAACTTAGAACCGCTAAGGTGAACCCGCAATTCCTGAATGCGGTCTTTCATCGCCAGCAGGCGCTCGGTAACCTCGCCGCGGTCCTGCTGTAGTTTGGTGATGTAGTTCATTCGCTTCTCCTTCGCTGTGGCCCCCGTAGGGGCCGGGTTGATTTAGATCCAGTTCTCAGCGATCTCGTCGAGAGCAAACTCAAGGGTCTCGGTGTACCAGAAACCAAGGCCATCACGAACGATCACGCTATCGTCCTCGAAAACAAAGAAGCACTTGCGGGTTGTTGTTCCAAGAAGCCGCGAACGGCCTTCGATGATCGCCAAGGCGATCGTTGGGTGGTAATCCATCACGTTGGACAGGCGGCTTGCAATTTTCATGATTCGCTCCGGTTCGCTGGTTGCTGCGTTAGTGCAGTGAAGTCAGTATACACAAAAAAGGGGCTCGCAACCCCTTTCTGTAAAAATATTTTAGTCCTCCTCTCTATCCGGGAAAGTAAGGCTCAGATGATTGAGCAAGCTGTAAAGGATGTTCTTCTCGTGCTCTGTCTCGGCGGCGATCGCTAGGCGCTCCACCTCACAGATGATCAGCGCCTCGCCAGCGTCCATCCCTGCGTGATATTCGCTCTTCATAGGGCGTACTCCTCGCGGCTGCCGTTGATCCACTTTGGGGTGCGGCCGCGGCCTGCCCAAGTAGCTCCCGATACCGGATCACGGTACTTTGGCGGGGCTGTCTTGCGGCTGCCCTTACCCGCCGGCGCGAATCCCAACTGCTCCGCGGTGATTCCCTTCTCCCGGATGATCGCCTTGAGGTCCGCAATGATCTCGCGGTTCTCGGCCTTACGGGCCTCCTCCGCCTGCTTCATGAGTGCGTCTGCTTGTGCTTTCAGTTCTTCGTAGCTAGCCATGATGGCCTCCTCTGTAATGCCCCCGTAGGGGCGGTTAAAAATTACTCTTCGTCTTCGTAAATCGTTGGCCATATCGGGGTCTCGCCGTTTGAGAACCCTTGAACTCGCATCGTCTCGCCTTTCTTGTCAGTAAAGACAACTTCAAAAATGCTGAAGGCGTGTCCAGCGGATGACTTCTCTTTCGTAAAAACCCTACTCTTCATTTCAATCGCAACCACATCGTGCATATCAACATTTACCATGATTCGCTCCTTGTTGCCCCCCGAGGGGGGCGTTGTGTTTACTTGCTGGTGACCTTGACGCTGAACACTGCCGAGACCTTAGTGAACTGCTTGTACACGTCCTCACCGAAGGTCTTGACAAACTTGGCCTTGTCAAACGTCTCGCGGTTTGCTTCAACGTAAGTGGCCTTGAACAGAGCACCTTCGACTACCTTGTCGCCGCCTGCGCTTGCGGACTCTTTGATAGCGTCCTTGATTGCGTCAGCCTGCTTGGTCAGATCGGCGATCTGTGCGAGCAGTGCGCCAAGGGTGTCGATGTTGTTGATTTGCAGATCGTTGTTCATTTCGCTTTCCTTCTCTGTTGTGCCCCGCGAAGTGCAGTGCATGAACAGATAGTACCCCGTCTAAAATCTTTTGTGTGAGATTTCAGCAAAAATATTACTAACCTAGGGTTTCCCCTAGTAGATCGCGCACGTCCTGCAGTAGATCGGCCTCGTTGAACCCGTAATGACGGGCAAAACCCTTCGTTCCTAGCCCGTGTACGCCGCTATTTCCGCGGTGGTGCTCTACGCACAGACCGAAGGCGTCGAAGTGACTGGAGCGCCTTCCAGCCCCGGTGCCGGCCCTCTTGTGGTGGATCTCCACAGGACCGGGATCGTGAGGGCCGTGGAGCCTGCGGCAAACCATACAACCGAGTGCTGCCACCCGGCTGAGGTGCTCACGCTCCGACGCTTTCAACCGGCTTTCCTAGTGTCCGCAGGTGATAGCAGTAGTCAGGCTCTCCACGCAGGTACGGACCTGATGTATCTACAGCGATGTATGCCCACATATCTCCCTTTGGCCCCGACACCATCCGCCGGTGTAATTGGCCCTCCGCACACATCTTCGTCATCAAATTCACGAGAGCCCTCCGATTTCCCGTCACCTTGATCTGCGGCAGAGTTAGCTCACCTGCGTTACGCAGAGCCTCAACTACTTCGTCTCTCATTGCCCGTCCCCCACCAAAAAGGCGAGAAAGTCATAACCATACTCTTTGATATGTTCCATCAACGAACCCAAGAATTCGCCGCTGTAAACGTCGTCGTATCGATTAAACATCTTGATCCTT